TGACCAATATCTTGGTGTGCCTGTAGCAGTTCTATCTGGCCAATATTCATTCATGTAACTAAGATCACGATGTTCTAAAAAATCTCTTGTTGGTGTTCCTGATGCAGGAAATATATGAACTGTTCGTATTGTAGCTAATGATGTTGGATCTGGTGATGTGCCACCAGGTAATGATAAAAATGGATTATCAGCAACAAGGTTAGCTGATTGATGTGATTTAAAAGCATCTAAATCAGCTTCTTTTAATATTCTATTCTCTGTGTGTTCTATAAAATCATTTGTTCTTGTAGATGTTAATACATCTGTACTAACTTCGGTGTAGTCTAATATTTGTTGTGTTAATTCTGCGTATGTAGTCATTAGTTACTCAATGTTGCTGGACCAGAAGACGTTTGTCCTCCACCACCATTTCCCGTAATAGATGGTGCTGTTGACACAGTAAACGTGTAAAAGTCATCATCTGTTTTTGTTATGCTAAACCCAGCTTCTGCCTCTATTTCTGATTTTGATGCACCAAATAAATTACCAGACACAGTTCTAAATCTAACTGTGTCACTCGTAGATCTTTTGTGAGTGGGTTCAAATACTGTTACTGTTGTACTAGACGCTGTAAATCTAAATGGATTTAAAGGTAACAACCTCTCTGTTACGTTCTCTACTCTTGCAGGTCTTGGAAATTGTAATGCTATTGCATCAGGTGCGTGCTTGTTTGGTCTGTCCTGTGGTGTTTTAGATTCAAACTCACTTTTATGAACACGTGCTCCATTCCATTCCACAACCATTTCTTTGTATGGATATTCCATACCACTACGGTCAGAAATAAATTTTGCGTATTTACCTGTTGCGTAAGACATTAATTAACTCCAAGTATAACCGCCACCTTTTTTGGCAGCACCCATGCTTTGCATGGTACCAGATACTTTTCCTTTTTCTACAGTGATATCTTGTGCTTTACCTTTTGCTGGTGCAATA